TTACCGATACTGCTGACCCAGCCACGAAACACATCCACCGTGCCGTTCGGAAAACGGATTTTATAGGCCCGCACATCCCCGCTTTCAAACCAGCCTATAAGCCCTTTCTGACCTTCTTCTCCCGGTTTCCAGGCCAGCGTAAAACTGGTATCTCCTGCAGACTTCTGCCCCTGCCCGGTCGCGGTCCAGTCCGCGTCTTCATCATCCAGGTAGTTATCATCGTAGGGTTCTGCCGTCATCTCGCCCGGCGTCAGATCCTTCACCTTAGCCAGTCGCAGCCAGTCATCGTCTGACAACGGGTTTGCATAGGCGTCACCCTGACCGTTATAAACCCACAGGGTGGTACCGGCACCTTTTACCGGCTCAAGGGGATTTGGTGTTGACATATCGTCCTCACATCTCGTATGTAATGGAATAAGTCAGATCCGCAGAACTCCATAACGCCATATCGTCATCACGACGATACTCATAGCCCTGCGTAACCATCGTGGTAATCAGGTCTGCCAGTGCCGGGATCGCAGTCATCGCCGGATAAATCCGGCTTTCCATCCACGAATCCAGCTCCGAATCCGGTACCTGTGCTGGTAAAAACACCTCAATATGCAGTGTGGCCCGCCAGGTATCTGCATCCAGCTCTTCACCGGTATACTCTGCATCCGTCAGATAAACCGCGACCGCGGGAAAATCCTCTTCGTCAAAAACAACGGGGCGACCATCAAACAGCGTCGCCCCGTGTTCATGCAGCTCCAGTGCATCCAGCACTGCAGCACGGATATCAGTATGTTTCATCGTTTTATCGCAATCCTCAGTTGTTGTTTCAGCGCGTATGCCAGTTCTCCGGGCAGACGTTCACGCCGGATACGGTCAACATTCTCATCAAACGCCTGTTTCAGTGGGGCCGCCATCGGGATTTTCACCACATCAATGGGGTAACGGTTTTTCCCGACCACACGCTGCATGACATGCCAGCGACCATTTTTTAATCGCTGAATAAATGCCCGCTGATAACGATGCTGACCGGCTTTGAGTATGCTGTCCGGACGACGCCCCGGCATCCTGATCCCCAGCTTAATCACCGGGAGATCACCGCGGTTAACGATAATTCTGGCATTCGGATTTCTGACCGTGGCCCGTTTCAGTCTGGACCGTTCCTTAACCAGTTTCCGTCTCACCCTGGTTTCCCGGGCAACCTGTGATGAAGACTGATTAATCGCCGTTGTGGCCACGCGGTTAATGGTCATTGCAGAAGCCGCCGGAATGGCGTTTTTACGAACCCGGCTCAGATTATCAATCGCCTGCTCAAGCCCTTTTATCGCCATAATTTCACCCTGCGTTTATCGTCGCCGGTTAACGGCGGGTGGTTGCCCACGGTTGAGCCAGAGATAACAGCTGCCCCCGTCATCCGGAGAAACACGATCCACCCAGAACGTCTCACCATTAATGGTCAGCGTGTCACCACGCCGCACAGCACGAACCGTATCCGTCCGCACAAATAATGACGGGCTGCTTCCTTCAATACGGACCCCGCTACCGGCAAATCCCAGCGACTCCGGATCGTCAAAAACCCCCTGAACTTCTCCGCCACACTGTGCCCCCGAGGTGAACTGTGCACAGAGCCCCATCACTTCAACAATCGTACTGTCCACCCCGGCAAGGGCAGCATCAAAGGCATTCTGAAAATCACGCATAAACAGCCATTCCGCCATCAACGTGTGTTTTTGCATCTGAGGACATAATCAGAATCACCCGACCAACATCCGCAATCTCAACGGATTCCCCTGTTTCACCATCAATGCCACAGAGATGGAGGCAGGTCAGAACTCTGATGCGCGTTAACGCACCGGATGTATCCTCACGAACATCATGAGCCGCGGTTTCCCGCTCCCGGATCACCGTATCCCCAACCTGAACATCCTCGCCGGATGACTGTATTTCCTCTTCCCATTCCGCCACCCGCTGCGCTATCTCTGCGGCACTCCCGGATATATCCGGCTCACGCCCCAGAATCAGGGCCAGTTCATCAAGCCGTTTCAGATTTTGCTCTTTCGTTGCCATATCAGCCCCCTGTGAAAAAAGACACGGGGGCATTTCGCCCCCGCTCACGGATTATTTCACCTGTACCACCACAAACTCATCCGGGTCCGGCAACACCATCAGCGGCGCGGACTGCGTCATGGTAAATTCACGGGCGGGATCCCCCACCGTCAGCCAGTGTTTCGGATAACGGGAAGAGGCCACCACACCTTCGGACAACGCCTGCGCATCCTGAATGGCACCGTAACAACGGATCCCATCTGCAGCAGTATTCCCCAGAACCAGCATGCCCTCCGGCAGATAACGTTTTTCGATACCGTCTTCTGCTATATAAGACGTTTTCGCCACCACAATGGCCAGATCGCCGTAATACCCCTTGAAGGACACCACTGCGCCCAGATCTTTCACTGCCGTTTCGAGTTGAGAATTTGAACCGCGACGGGTATCCAGTTTTTCGCGGAACAGCTTAAAACCATTCAGAAGACGCCAGACGGTACCGTCCATAATGGCAATATTCACAAGACCGCTGGCCTGGTCGCAGTAGAGGTCAAGATCATGTGTAGGATCGAACGTGTCACGATCCTGTTTTGACCACTCCTTACCACTACCCTGAGTGATGTTATTCTTCGTCGACCTGCCAAAATCGACCTCAATTTTCTCGAACTGGTCTCCTTCCATCGTATATTTGCCATACAACACAGCATTTACCGCCTGTATTTCTTCCACCTGGACAATCGCGTGCTCTTCCTGTTTGAGGTTATCGGTAATGATACGCAGACGGCGGTAAGCCGGATCGTTCAGTTGAGCCGGATCTTCACCAGGAAGGCGCTCAACCGCCTGCTGGTAATTAAATTCGTGTTTCGGCTTGACGTAGCCCGGACGTAACACGCGGGTTTCACCACCACGATGACGCAGCACTTTTCCTTCAACAACCGGGGAGACATAGGCCGCCACCGGCGTTTTTCCGGTAATTTTGTCCAGCATCACCTCTTCGGTATGGAAATTCACCGTACGGCGGAAAAACAGCTCCAGAAACAGCGCACGAAATTTCACTTTTTGTTCGGTATAACCGAGTAACTGGCGGGTCGTAAACAATCCCATAAATCAGTTCCTTTCATTCAGAAATCAGTCAGGCCACCGCGGTGGCCTGATAACGTGTTACGGCAGCGCCGCGTGACTCAGGGCACTGCCGGCAAAGGCATTTGCCTTTTTGTGTTCATCCACACTTTCAGGCCAGCGGATTGCCTCCGTCGCAAAGGTCCCCGACTTGTAATAGGTCAGTACCGTCTCTGTGCCTTCAAGCGGCAGTACCAGTATGCCAACTGCACTACCGGCTTTCTGTCCGTCCCAGACCACCAGTTTCCCGCTGGCTTCATCCAGCATCAGGGGCGTCAGTGCCGGTGTTGCCGAGGAAATCCCGCTGCTGCCTGTGGCGGTATGAGCCGGATCATTACCGGCAAAAATACGTACTTCCGCACGCTGTTCAGTGATGGTTTTCGTTACCATATTGTAAAAACCTCCTGTTGATGATCAGCACTGACTTCATGGCATGGCCATGAGCATTTTCACGTCCGCATCACCGTCTGCTGACGTCTGTGGCACGCCACCCTGTACCGCTGCCGGTGAATGGTTCGCCATGATGCGTTCAAACAGGGCGGTTGTGGATGCAGAGACCGGTTCTGCCTTACCTGATCCCGCAGCCAGCACAGCCCGGGCGCTCTCCACAGTCATTCCCGGGCAGGCAGCCAGTTGTTCAGCCTGCGCCTCAGCCCCTTTTGCCTCATCCAGTGCCATGATCTGATCACGGAGTGAGGGTCCGGCATCCGCCTGCGGTGAAGCAGCCAGGATCGGGCGGGCTTTTTCCACCGTCATCTCCGGCATCGCCGCCAGCGTTGCCGCCAGTTGTTCACGACCGTTCGCTTCTTCACACGCCATAATGCGATCGGCTTCACTCTGCGTGGATGCCACCGGCTGCTGCGGTGCCGCCGCGGCCAGAATCGCCCGGGCCTGTGCAACGCTCATGCCCTGTTGTCCTGCCAGCATCGTGGCAAGCTGTTCACGTCCTTTCGCTTCCTGGCATGTCAGGATCCCCATCACTCGCTGGTTCTCCTGCGCGGCGGCTTCCGTTGCAGTTAATTGCGGCATAGTGCCTCCTCTGACATTACTGTTCAGCGCCGTGGCCATCACACTGATGGCATCCGACGCATTGACTAATTCATCCGCCAGCCCGGCCTCAATGCCGGACTGACCTTCAAAAACGGCGGCCTCTGTTCCCGTGACGGCATCAACAGACAGACCGGTAAACATCGCCACTTTTTCGGCAAACATCCGGCGCGCCGCATCAATGCGCTGCTGCATGTCCTGGCGAACCTCTGCCGGTAAGGCTTCAAACTGATTGCCATCCACCTTGTGCGCCCCTGAGTAAATCAGCGTGATATCCACACCGGCCTGCGCCAGATGACCGGCATAGCTGACATGGCTCATCATCACGCCAATGGAGCCGATACGGGATGTCTGGGTAACCAGCCGTCGGGAGCAGGCCGACGCCAGCAGCATGGCTGCAGAACAGGCCGTGTCATTGCACAGTGCCCAGACCGGCTTCTGCTGACGGAGGCGGTAAATCATGTCAGCGCAGTCAAACGCGCCGGCGGCCTGCCCGCCCGGACTGTCAATGTCCAGCAGTATGCCCCGCACCTGGCTATCTGCCATTGCCTGCTGAAGACAGGCGACAATGCCGTCATAGCCAGTCATTCCGGAAAATGGCCGCATCCCCCCCAGCCGGTGCACCAGCGTGCCGGTCACCGGCAGTACCGCAATACCGTTCACCACCCGGTAAACACGGGCCGGTCGTTTACCTCCGGCCATGTACTCGTCCGTTTCAGCCAGCATTCCGGGAGCATCAAGCTGTACCTGCTGTTGTGGTACCGAAAGACTTGCTGCCCCCATCTCGCGCCCGAGCGCGCAAAAGAAAACCCGCGCATAGGCGGGCTCCAGAAGCAGCGGTTCATTGAATGCTGCGGCAATAATGTGTGAAAGATTACGTCTCACGTGGTGTTGTCTCCTCTTCCGGCCTGCGACTCTCCGCTATCTGCTGCTGATACGCCTGCGCTATCCACACCGGACGTGAGAGTCCGGCTTTTTCCCGCTCTGCAGATTCCCTGACCTGCTGGCGGAAAATGTCCTGATAATCCTCGCCCATCAGCGCCAGCTCTTTCTCATACGTGCTCAGTCCGGCCTCAATGCGCATCACTGATTCCTGAACCTCCTTGAGCCCGTCAATGGCCATTCTTCCGGCTCCAATCCACTCAGCCCGTGACCAGGCTGATCGCGCCTGATAAAAATCAAAACGTGCCCGTGGCGGACGAATAATCCCCCGAAGAAGTGCCTCTTCCAGCCAGCAGGAAAACATCTGCGTGGCCAGCCGGGACGCAATAAATTTTCGCCGCCCCATAAAATAGCGCCACGACTCATTGGCGGATGCGCGGGCACTTGAATAACTGACCTTCGAGTAATCACGGGACAACTGTTCGTAGGAAACGCCAAGACCGGCGGCGATATACCGCAGCAGCGCCTGTTCAAGCGCCGAAAATCCATTGTCTGAATCCTGCGCGGTCTGAAGTTTCAGATCATCACCGGGGAAAAGGTGCGGAATTTTGACACCGCCCAGCGTCACGCTATTCGTGTCATACCAGGTGGAGAACTTATCCAGAATATTAATAAGCGGATTATCCTTCTGCCCCTGCGGCGCACCGGCGATATATTCAAAGGCCTTTTCGGTATCAAGGTCACTTTCAATCGTCGCTGCATACATCGCCTTCACTATGGCCGACTGAAGCTGTGTTGCCTGCAGGGAATCGAGCATCTTCAGCCGTTCCATTACGCTGTAAAACTGATTGGCCCCACGGGTCTGCCCGTCCTCCACCGGCTCGAAAATATGCAGCATGGCCGGACGCCCGGTGGGAAGTTCACGCGGGATCCGTTCCCATCGTCCACTCCCAGAGAACGGAAAATCATCCTCACAGATATGGTACGCAACGGCACGACCATATCGATCGACCTCCACACCGGCCCGCAGAAAACGGTTCCCCATA